AAAGGCAAATTAAAAGTTTATAGAGCTGAATGGATTTATAACCAACCACAAGAGATTTATGTGTTACAGATTATTGAATAGTTTTCAATTTCTCTTTTGCTGGCTCTGTGAGACTTTCTAATAATTTATTAAATGGTGAATTTTTCCATGGTGGGTCTTCTCCCTCTATTTCACCATATCCACCCACTGGCTCTGTAAGAGTTCTCTCTGTTGCTGTAAGCAAAGGTGCTGGGATAGCACTCGTAAAATCTTTCATAATTTGTTTATAAGTTAAAGGATTAATCATTCGTTGTGCTACTGTTCCACCTACAATTGCTTCTGCACCAGCTTCTGTGAATTCTCCAACACCAAAAGGTATTCTTCTAATTAATGGCCACATTCGTCTCTGTGCCATCGCATTTACCATTGAATAAGCACTACCTGAAGTGTTATTCCAGACTTCTGCTGGCATAGTTGTTTCTACTTCATCAACAAATCTTTGCAATTTAGAAATTTCTTCTTTTGAGAATAATTTATTAACTATTTCTTTGTTTCTTATGAAATTCTCTTTGAAATTTTTAACAATGGCAGAGCGAGTTATTTGACCTGTCTGGGTAGCAAAAGTTCTAATCAATGCACCTTCTTTTAACAATTCTATTAATTCAGGATTCCCTTGTTTCATTATTCTATTTATAATATCCAGACCAAGACCTTTGTCTTTTATTTTACTTGCTGTGAAAATATAAGACAGAAGCTGATTTGCTGAAACATTTTCATCTTTTAACATTTTTGGCATAACATTAAATGCAGGATCACCTTTTTGTCCTAGAGAAAATGCTTTATAATTGCGCCAGAGAAGAGTTGCTTTCTGAAGAGATTTTATTGCTTCCACATCGCCTTCTATTAATCCTTTTGTTATTAAACGATTTATTCCTCCATCAAATTCTCTTTTTATAGTTTCAAGAGCTAATCTCTCTGGAGATCCTTTAGGTGCAGAATTTATATCTATATTGAGTCGTTTTCTCCAGTCATCTAAATTTTTATAATTTACATTTCTTGCCAGAGGATCTAAAAACATTTCTCTAGCTTTTTTAAGATATAATAAATTTTCGTTTAGAATAGGCATCCTTTCAAGCTGTCTTGGTCCTCCTTTTAATTCATCAACTGATCTAATGAGAGTGTCTGTAAGTTCTGCAATTGATGGTGCAAGAATAAATGCATCTCCTGTTTCTCTTGCTGCTGAATATGCTTCGGTACCCAATTTCTTTAAGTTGGCTGCAACTTCCTTTATTTTCGATCCAACCAATTCTGCTAATTCTTGTTCAGCACCTTCCACAATTGCTCTATCAGAATTAGTGAATTCTTTAACTATTTTTGAAACTTCTCCTTTTATCTGCTGCAGTTGCACTTCATCAAAATCCATGATAGCTATGCGATTCGCTTCTCCATGCGTTCCACTATGTCTAGCTAAATCTTCTTTTTCTAATTCCAATCTTCTTGCTGTTCCTGAAGGCATAGATTGACCTCCAGTTTTTTCTATATTAAATTCATCTTTCTTTGTCTTTAGGAACAATTGTTTAAAATCTTCGATTGTTACTGGAGATTTGAAATAAGGAATTAATTCTAATTTTTTCGCTTTATCTATGAAATAAGAAGCAGGTTTCATTATTCCTTGTGCAATTCTTTTCCCTCCAGTGATAACTGGTGGAAGAAGCATTTCTGCAGCAGCTCCTATGCCAACATTCCTAACACCTTCTTTTAAATCCATAGTATCTTTTGTCATTGTTTGTCTTACTGCTTCTGTTCCACCATATCCCAAGACAGCTTTGGCACCTCTTACTGCCATCTTTCCTTTTCCTGCAAATCTTGATGCAGGTAGAAACAATCCAATCTGCCCAAGAATGCTTTGGACATCTTGCTGCGTCATTCCTGGTTTGTTAACATAATATAGCTCGCCATCCCATGTGACCATGAGATTATGGAATTTATCTTTTGTTATACCACCCCATCTTTCGTCTTTTCCAGAGAATGCTTTTTCAAGAATTTTAGCTTTCTCTAAATCATCAACTGTCATAAGAGATTTTATGTCTGGGAAACCAGATTCAGAAGACTCCGAGAATGAAAGAGATTCTGCTTCTGTTAGTTCTTTCATATCAGGATATTCCAAAGGAACTTCTTCCACTTCTCCAGTCTTTGGATTAATATATTCTCCTCTGTAAGCACGACCTAATGTCCCAGGAAGTTCCATAAAGAATTCTGGAGAATTCTGGAGAATAGCAGGAAGTTTCTTCAAAAAACTAAATGTTTCTGAAAAAGCACTTGTTCCTTCTTCAGAGACTTCTTCAATTTCTATTTCAGCATCTTCAACATAGAGAGGAATATCCGAACCTACAATTGTTTGAGTTTCTTTAGCTAATCGATCTCCAAATCCACCCATTATTTATTTCCTTTTTGTTTTCCAAGGTTCGTTTATTTCAGGTAAGAATCCATAAAGACTATCGTACTCTGCCTTTGATTCTTGTAAGATCTCTTGGTATCTAGGATTTGGGATTCCCCATCCTTGTATATAAAATGGTTGTTGCTGCTTTGCTTTGTCTTGACCAGTATCTACAATTGTGCTCACCCATTCAGGAGGAGTAATCATAACATCTCCTCTTGGCATGTTAAGCATAAATTCCTCACGAAATTTTTCAAGATAGAGCATAGCATCATCCAACGGCATGTCAGGATTTGCATCCATTATTTCTCTTGCATTAATTGGTCCTGTATATTTTGCATAAATTCCAGGATCTACTTTTGCCATTGCTTTATTGGCTTCCGCAATCGTATAATTACCAGAAGAAAGAAGATCCATTTCCATATTCATCAATGTCCCAGAAATTTTCGAGATTCTCTGCAAAGCATACATATTAAGATAATTTGTCATTGGTGAATTTTTAAGATCTAAAATTGCTGCCATATATGCTTTAAATTCCATATCGGAAGTTGAACCAGATCCTTTTGGTCTCATCAATGGAGCAAGTTTAAAAGCAAGAGATCTTAAATTTTGCGTTGCTGCAAGTCTCATGCTGCCTCCTGAAACAATCACATTTCCGTTTACATCTTTCTCTGCCCAGAAACCTTGTTTTATTTCCCTAATTGGTCGCATAATGGCAACATCTGCTCCTGTTCGTGTGGCTCCTGAAAGCAATTGCTCCATAGGATTATCTAAAAGAGGAACGATTTCTTGAACTTTTCCAAGAACTTCACCCGAATGAGTAGCCAAATAAGTCAATCTTTTTCCTATCATCTTAACATAAAGTGGCTCTGTTGCACCTGACTTAAGAATTACAGAGGTAATTTGATTATTGCCTTCATTTATTTCCCATTCTGCAAATTTTTGATTTGTAACAATGGATTTCCCAACAAGATCCTCATCATATTCATTCGTCACAGAATTCTTAGGAACAATTTGGTCAAGAACTTGTGGGTAAGATACATGATTTTTATTGATTCCCAAAGTCTTAAGAATATAATCCTCTGCTTTATCTTCAGCAACATATATTGCATTGCCACCACTTCTTGTAGATTTTGCAATAATGTCTCCTAGTGGAAGAAGTTTGATATCTGTAAGAGAACCATCTTGATAAGTATTATAAACAACCATTGGCTGACCAGCTTTACTTATTATTGGTTTCCCAATCTGATCTGCTGTTGTTGCTGTGAATTGCTTTGCAAGACCAGGATAATCGTTTTCTGGATAAAGTGCTGCTGCATTTTCTGCAGACATATACATTGCTTCTCCTGACATAACATTGCTTGGTTTTGATCTTTTTAATGCAGAACTTAATCCAACAGCACCTGTTATAAGATCTCCTGATCTTTTCTGCTCTAAAGTTTTTGCTGCTAATCTCGTTTTCATAAGTTCTGTTCCTGCTGCACCTGCTGCTCCTATTGCAGTGGCTCCAGGTTTTGAAGATTCTTCCGCCATCTTTGTAAAGAATAAGAATGCTTGCTCTTCAGGAGTGTAAATTGTTGTTTTAGGATAAATCTGCTCCATAAGATTTAAATATGGAGCCAATGCACCGAGTTTAGGATCTAAAGTATTTATATTGGTACCAGAAGAACCAAGTTTAGAAAAATCTACCATTATTGCAACATCCTATAAGCACTATAAAGAGAACCAAGACCACCGATTGTTTGACCATATACACTTGGTGTTTGTATAACTTCCCCACCTCGTTGCATTGCAAATTCTCGAGTTTCATATGGCATTCCTTTTAGAGCACCGATAGCAAAATTTAAAGAACTGAAAGGATATTCCCTCTGCTCAACAAAATCTCTATATGCAAGTTCTAATGCTTGTGTATCTAATGTTCTTTCTGCTTCACCAACACCTAATAATCCAAGACTTTCTCTCTCTGTTAAAGTCTGCACCAATGGTGCAACATCTTGGAATGCTCTTGCTCCTGTTAAACGAGCTGTTTGAGTTAAATCAAATATTCTTTCCTCACGAGTTTTATCTCTTTCTGCTTGAGCAGCAGAGAATTCTAAAGCACCTCTTCCTGCATCCGAGACCAACCTTCCTCTCTCTCTTGCTTCTCCACGAGTTAATTCTGCACTCTCAATACCCATACGAGAACCACCAAAACCTGAACCACCCATCGTTGCTCCTAAATCTTGGCGTCTTCTTGTATAAACATCTGATACATCTTCCAATGCAGGATTTATAGCAGACATATATGTTGGCAAATATTTATCTACATCTTCTTGTCCGAATGCTGTCGGATTTAATTGTCCAATGTTTTGCGTATATTCATCCATCATCCCTGTGAATCCAGGAGTTGTTTCATCTCCTGTTAAAAATTTTTGATAATCATCAGAACTTGTTAACAATCTTTTCTGCGCTTCTTGCTCAACAGATGTTAACTTAGAAAGTTGGTCTTCAGGAGTAATTAATTGTTGGCGAACTTCTCCAGTGTCTGGATCTGTGATAGTCTGATATTCTAATTTTACTGGCTCTCCTGTGGTTGGATCTATTTTGCCATAAACAGGAAGTCTTGATCCTTGATAGAGAGCAATTGGATCATCAGCAAGATTTACTGCTTCTGAGAATAATAATTGACCACCTTTAGAGACCCATTCAGGTATCTGTGTTCCTTCCATGACATCTGTCTCTGTAGGAATGGTTTCCACTCCTGTTGTACACAATCCACCCATTATTTATTTCTCCACATAAGTGCACCCAGCTTTAATAAAACCGAGTTTTTCATAAAAATTATCTTTTCTTTCAATATCACCAAAATAGATATGCCCAAGTTTTATATTTAATTTAGCTTCTTTTCCAACTTTAATAAATTCTTTTATTAGAGAAATTGCTGTTTTTGTACTTCGCCATTTCTCTAAAACAAAAAACCACATATCCCCCAGAACTTGTTCTTTGGAAAACCAGTCTTCAGATGTAATGCCACCAATAGAGCCAATTAATTTCTTTTCTTCATTTATCGCTACCATCACAACTCCTGTTTTCATAGAATATATCACAGCATCTGTAACCTTTGTTATATCCAAAGGAGGAATTTTAAACTTCGCTTCGGAATGCATTTGTGTTATTAGATGTATTATTGCAGAAATATCTAAAGCATTTGCTCTTCGAATCTCCATTACATCATTCCACTTAATGCTCCCATTTCAGAAGATTGGTCTCCTCCCATTCCTCTATTCATAACTTCACTAATTAAAATTTCTAATTCGGGAAGTAATTTAACTAGAACTCTTGCAGTCTTACTGTCAATTGCTCTATCTAATTCTTTCAACTCTTCAGGATCCATGCTTTGCAATCTTGACATAAGAACCACTTGGATTCTTTGATCTGGTTGCTTCATGCCTTCTGATGTTTCAGCTCCCATTGCTTCATTTAGAGTTGGAGGAGCTGGTTGAGGTGGGGGTGGAACTGGTGAAGTTGGTGAAGGTGGTCCACCAGTTCCTGAGGTAACACTTTCCTGCATCATTATTTCATCTTCAATTGCCAATTTTTTTCTCCTTATAAAGTATTGACCAATCAGACTGCTCACAGAACACTCCAATCACCCAACATGTTGGTTCGCCAATTTTTCTATATATTTTACCAAGATAATCTGGTTTATCTTTTTTGCCATATATGTAAGCAATTTCGTTTGCACGATGCTTGGCAATATGTTTCCAGAATTTAACAAAACGACCTTTGCGCATTTGCTGAACTACATGTATTGCCCATACATGATAACCTTTTACATGAGTTGGTGTTAAATAGTCTCTTGTAAATCTATAATCTAAAATAACATCTTGTTTACTTAGCAATTTTTGTCGCATTAATTCATTACAGATAACTCTGCCACCACTTCCTATAATTGAACCGATAGTTGAACCGATAAATCCTCCAACTGGACCACCAATTGCTGTTCCTATGGCACCAAAAATAGTTGCACCTGCTGCGGAATCTGCAGCTTCTTCAATTCTTTCTATCGGTTTGCCACTACCAGTTATAAGATTAACACCAAAACTTACTCCGAATTGAGTTGCCATTGCTGTTGGTGAAAATCCAGTATCCATTCTATTACTAAATGATTCACCACTCCAGAAAGATGGCTCAGCTCCCATTGCATCACTTACAATATTTCCTACTGGTACTGTTGGTCCAGAAATAGTTTGTCCATAACCAAAGCTTCCTGTTGATGGAACTCCTCCAGAAACACCACTTGTCATTGCTGTTGAAACACCACCTCCTTGATAAGATGGTCTAAAAGTACTTGCAGAAGAACTATCATATAGTGATGGTCTTCCAGTTGGTCTTTGAAGAGTTCCTTGAGGTGCGGAAGCAGTATAAGATGTTGGCGAAGTGCCACTTTTATGATAAATTGTTCCATCTTTGGTTTGAAGCATAGTATTTGGATCAAATTGCACAGCTCCTTGATTTAATTCTGGACTATATTCATATCCTGTTGGTGCTTTGTTTGCTAATGCTTGGTGCTGTTCAAAATTAGTTTTATGGAATGGAGATGCTTCTTTCAGAGCATAAGATCGTGGAGAATCACCGAATTCCATTGCAGTTTTTGCTTTGGCTACTTGAGAAGCATCTAGACCAAAAGGATCTAAACCAAGTCCTGCTAAAGTTGTTTCACCACCACTCTCGGCTGCAGATGCATAAGCATATTTCTTTGCAGCATCTGTTATATAAGGTTTGATTGCATCACCAACAACCATTTTTAATGCATCTAGAGTGTCTATTTCATCTGGCTGCAATTCATCTCTTCTTTGATCCATATCTGCAATCCACTCTCTATCGCTTTCATCAAAAGTTTCCCATTTCTCAAACATCTTAATTGGATCACCTTGTGTATCTAATTTCAATCTCTGGAAAATAAATCTTTGCGATGGATCTATACCTGTACCATAAAATTTCCCCGATGTTCCCAGTGGGAGAGAATACATGTCTGTTTGGTAAGGAATGCCAGTTTCAGGATCTTTCTTTCTACCTTCTGGTATTCCTGCAAGACTACCCAATGAAAAATTAGCCTGATAGTCTGGAATTTGGTTTGTCTCTGCCATTATCCTATTACTCCTCTATTTTTTAAATCATTTACCAAAGTCCCAAGAACATCTGCAACTTCAGCAAGAGTTGTTGAGTCTGCATCCAGCACTCTATCAGCAGTAACATTCGTCATTATATAATTATCGATTGATGCTGCTAAATTTGTATTTGATAAATTCAATTCAAGTTGATTAACTAATTGATTCGCCCATTGCGCATTATATTGTCCTGGAGGACTTGGTAATCTTCCTCTTCTATTCCCTGTACTCATCGCAATCCATCTCCACGCAAATTAATTCTAAAACGACCTAAAGACCAAGTGTCACCAATAGCAGAACTAGAGAAATAAAATTTCATTTGGCGACCTTTTGCTCTGCAACTTATTTTAGTTGTATTTGATGAAATAGTAAATGGTCCTTTTGATGTTTCAGCTCCATTGGGATATTTTGCAGATTTTAAAGTAACAGAAAGACTTCCTGTAACTGTTGCATCAGGAATTATCCTATCAACCATGAAAAGATTTGTTCCATCAGGGGAATCAGGGAGATTGAGCTCCATAGGAGAGCTCTCTATATAAGATGTCATTGCACTCCCATCGTCATCTGTCCCAGTTTCTTGGTTATAAAGTTTACCATCTTGATCTGCTGCATAAGGAACAGTTCTTACACCAAAAGCATCGTGCCATGTTGTTCTAGACATAGAGCCTAACGACCAAACATTTTCTTCATAATTATACATAACATATTTATCTGGCTCTTCACCAGAGGAATCGTTACTTACATAAAACCACACAATCTCTTTAAATTCCCGATTTAGAACTCCGAATATTTTTTGTGTTTGCTGTGAATTTAAAGTATCAAAAATATGAAATTGCATAGGACAAGCCAACTCTTTAACTTGACCATCAAAAGAAAAGAAATTTTTCCGACCCATCCAATAAACAGTCCCAGACTCATTAACCATAGCTCGTAAAGATATTGGTCCACATCCTGTTCCTAAAAGTCTAAATCCGAATGTAAAAGGTGGTCCAACAAAAGCCATACCATACATTGCTTCATCAGTACCAATAAATATTTCTTCACGAGTTCCAACTGCAGCCATAATTTTTGTTCCTTCTTGAAGTCTCTGACTTCCTGCAGTTGTAGCTGTAGAAACAGTCCAATTGGTATAGTCTCCTTGGTCTGACCAAACAACAAGCATAGGATCCTGTGCACTTGCACCACTATCATAAGATCCCATAGAAACAACATGTCTGTCTGGAAAAGAAAGAGTGGTAAATCTAGAAGTTATAGGAGCATTACTTACTACAGTTGCTCTGGATGAAACACCACCAGAACTATCCCAGAAATAAGTAAAATTATTTCCAACAGTAGCAATTAAATCTTCACCCCAAAGGTTAAGACTCCATATCGTAAGATCCAATGTGACTGCACTCCCTGCACGAGCTGTTCCCCAAGTTGATTCTCCGTATGGACCAGTTCCGTATCCTAATGATGTTGAAGCTGTAGCATTGTTCATGCCTTCACTTTTACCAATTAAATGTTTTGCTGTAATAGAAGAGCCACCACCTGCACCTGTTGCATTTGCTGTTGTGGTTGCTGTTATTTCATAAGCATTAGCACTTGTAACATTTATTATTTCATATGGACCATCAATAGTAACATTATTAAATGTTGAAGCATTAGAAAAACTTACAATTTCCCCAGAAACACAACCATGAGAAGAATCTGTTACTGTAACAGTTGCAGAGCCACTCGCTGTTGTTAATGGATCTGCACCTAAAGAACTTGTTGCTCGCAAAGGTGTTATGTCATAAAATTGACCATCTAGTAATATTAATAATTGCTTCTCTGTTCCCAATGCAACATAATCTGTGCCATTTAAAGATCTCCAATTAACCATATTTCTGCATTTACCAGCTGTTAAAGTTGTTGAAGAAGTTATTGTTGGTGGTGTAGTAGTTTCTTGAAGCCAACCACCGATTTTTGCAGGGAGACCATTTTCAAAGCGAATTTTGTCTCCATCAACCCAATATGGACCAATAGCACCTGCTGTATATTCTGGAATATCTTTTACAATTCCTGGTTTTATATCAATTCCTGTTAATGGCATGTTTTATTAACCTTTTTTCTTTGCCACTTTTTTTGTTGGTATTTTATTCCCATTTTTAATTGTTCCTATCATGCCCATTCCAGCTTTGCCCACCCTATACCCAAAAGAAGCACTAATGCTAATATAAATACAGTTAGCGAACCAATCAGGAGTGCTTTCATCAAGGAATATAAAACCTTCTTTAACAGTATCTTGCGTCCAAGGTAAAAAACATCCTGCAAGCACAGCGATAAAGAAAATAGTCCATGCTTCGTCTTTCCATGAGCCACCCATTTGCTCGGTTAAAGATTTCTCCATATCAAGCTCACCTGTCGCTTGTTTCTCATAAACTGTGGCTTCCGCTTTTGCTCTTGCTACTTTTATAGAAGTTAATGCTTTCTTTTCTTCCATCTTGCCTTTTACCCAAGATCCAGCAATATCTCCTACAGCACTGAGTAAACCACCAATCAAAGGAATAGGCATTATGTTTGTCTCCATAGCATTGTTATAAGCATAACTATTGTTGATCCTGAGAATCCAATCATGATTGCTTCAATTCTTTTTATTCTTGTAATGGTCTCTTTCCATCGTTCTGCACAAACAGCTTCGTGTGTTTGTAATTTATTTGCAGATATTTTTGCAACTTCTATTGCTGTTTGTCGACGAACCAAAAATTATCTCCTATGTGCCTTCACACTGGTATCAGAAGTCCAACGATTAACTCTAGCTGTAACATCAACAACTTGTTGTCCATCTACAGTTTTATAAGTATCATCATGCAAAACTATGAAAGCTGCTAGGTCTGCTGCTCCATCAATGGCATCACATATCGCTTTATGATCGGTGCGGATTGCTGCCATATAGGTAATCACATCTGAAGGGATTGCTGTCTCTGCTGTAACTTTTCTCTGTATTAACCAACCAAATCCTTTTAACCACCCATTTGCGTTTGTAGTTGCTTTGTTTTTAGCTTTTGATTTTAATCCTAATGTAACAACTTGAACGCCATCATCATCTAAAAGAGGATCTCCGTTTTCATCTACTTCATTTACATCAGCTAATTTTCTGTCCGCTACTTTGGTAATAGTTTCTACCACTTTATCACTTACTTTTGCATAACTTGGATTACTGTTGACATAATAATTCTCATTAAATCTTGATGCTGGTGTAACT